GTCACCTGTTGACTGCTGAGCTTCCAAGCGGAGTTTGCCGAAGTTTTGTTGCAGCAGATAACTACTAATAAACTGCGTCTTCAGTTGGATCGGACCAGTAGTTACAAAATCCATCGTGACCCGAATCGGTTCGGTTGGTGCAAACTCAACAGCTGCACTCGTTACACGCCCTTTGACCTCGTACCAGACACGATCATCAACATCGGTGGCATCTCCAAAGGGTTTTGGACCTTTGCCAACAAGCGTAAAACGGGCTTCAAATGTACTACCTGTTGAAGTTCGTAGAACCAGTTGATTGATAAAAATAGGCGCTTCAGTCAATGAAACAGAGTTCTTTCCGTATGTTGGATCCCCTTCTCTAAACTCATAATCAAAGAAAGCTGTTAAACGACCACTTCCGCTAATAAGGCCAGAAACGTTCCGACGGAAGTCGTCGGATAAAGCAGTAGTGTCAACGGACTCGCGCTCAGTGTTCAGCTCAAAATTAGTTACTTGGCCGAGCACTCGGTACTCAGCATCTTGCAGCGTCACACGGATTGGTACGTCAGCTGAAATAGTGTCTAGGCTTTTTTTGCCTAGTACTTCACCAGCTACGGCCTCGCTAAACGTGCCATACAGACGAACGCCGCCTGCTTCGTCTACGTGTATGTAAAAAACACCATCTGGATGCTTTGTGTTATCTGGCCATGCTGAGGCGGAGACGAAGTCAAGATTTGACCCGTCCGTGTTGCGGATTTCGACGCGGTCCCCTGAAACCAACGTACCAGCTGGAAAAATAAAGCTGAAGCGGTTTTTATTTGCGTTGACGTCAGAGGGGCGTACCACCCCGGTAATACTGAAGTCTTCGCTAACTCTCTTCAGCTCAACTTTGCCGATCTCGCCGAGGAGAACTGCCATTAGAGATCAATTGTCAGGTAGTCACCGGTCATTTGGAAGCTCACGTCAGCGGTCATCACTTCGCCGACGCTGCAGGTGACGTTGACACTTGTGATGAAGGCGTTGAAGTCGAGATCTTTATCGTCCCAACGGAGTTCGAGGCGGTGGTTGGTAGGAGCGCCGGTTGTAATTGCGGTGTTGAGAATGTCTCGCAATGTATTATTGTCGTCGTGGTACATGATTGTGGCGGTTGCAGTCGCCGTTTTTAAGCCGGTCGTGTATCTGCGTGCGTCATCACCAAGATCGGTAGTTTCCAGCGTGTCAACGTTGCTGGTAAACGACCAGTTGCGGACGCGCACCTGAGTTTCGCCGTTAAAGACTAGGACTCCATCTTGTCCTGAAAAAACTGCCATGGTGCGTGCCGATAAGTGGCCAGTGACTCAATTCTAGCCGTCTAGATAAGCGCAGAATTTGCACTGCACTGTTGAAACACCAGGTCTCACGCTAGTAACCTGCGGAGGTTCCATATAGCGCCAACGTAGGCCGCCAGGTTGGCCCTCATTGCGCTCTCGTAAAGCTGTTCCGAATCCTTGCAACCCTCTTGATCTGTTAAAAGTAACGTGATCCCAGTCAGAATTTACGTTGATGTAGTGGGCAATAATGAGTTCTGCTTCGCCATCAGTAATGTTTGCAAAAGTAAGCGACAGCTTTGTATTGACGGGCCTACTGCTGTAGCGCATTACGGTAGTGGCACCGTTCTGTGCTTCAAAAATTGTTTGTGGAAACGTTCCAGGGGTGAACGTTCTGCTCGTAGGGGCGAGTGCTGGGAAGAGACGAGCAGCCATTTTTACAGGTTCACGAAGTTGCTCTCGTCCCAGTCTAAAACCTGGAATTTGTCGCCATCTCTTAGCGGTACAAAGGACCCGCTGATTTCAACAAGACCGTCTTCAGCGTATTGCAACGTCTCCACTTTGTAGACGCGGTTTTCTGTTGTGCTGTTTGCGATGCTGAAAACAGTGCCGCGCAGAGCTGCTCCTACGGCTTGACCATTGCGGACTGTGAGAGTCGTGGTATTAACAACTGTCGTACCAGGTCTCCAAAAATACACGCTGTAGTTGCCGTCAGCAAGACTGTCTTTAGAAAAGATGGTGCCGGTTGGTCCGATGCTGCCCGTTTGGAAGCGACTGGTGTGAGTAGCTTCGCTGACCACACGGAAGTATTCGCCAGGTTCTAGAGCCATTGCTGCCTGCGGTGTAGTTTCGAAACGCAAGCCGTGGTCAACGTGTCGCCGAACCAACAAAGCTTGTTTTGCGAACTTGCGAGCGTGCTCTCTGGACTTGCAGAAACCGCTCATGTCAAAAGTTTCCTCAGGGAGTGCCTCCTGTTGATCAGTCGTACCCTCAGCAAGAGCTAAGGTTACTGAATGCTTTTCGCCAAATCCGTTTACAACGTCTTCTCTATAAACAACCGTCGCTCTAAACATTTGCCGTTCTTCTGGGGTTAAGAAAGAAACTTTCATGTTTCGCATGTTTCCGTCAGTAAACAAAGCCTTAATTAGCGGCCTTACACTTGCATTTGTATTTATTTCGTAGTCTGAGTTGTAGGGATAAGACGGGAACAGACCAAATCGACCTCCTTTGATTGTGAAGTCAAGCAGGTTGTAGCCAGCATTCACAAAAATAAATTCCCGTAGGTTTTGTTTTTCTGCAACGACGCCGTCCCAGGAAAACCCGTTGGCTCTGCAGTATTCCGCTGCAATAGCCATATCCCTTCTTGCTACTTGGTTCGCGCCAATCGTTTCGCCTGCCCCAAACCTGCTGTCGGTAAGTAAGGCGTAGGCGATTTCAGCAAAGTTGTTTGAAGCTCTTGCTGATCCGACAACCACGTTACCTGCATTGTTGATCGTAAGTCTTGGAATTTTGATCCCCTGTCTGATGTAGGCAGATACGTCGGCAAAATTAGACCACTCTTTACCGCTGTTAAGTTTGATACCTGCAACAGCTAAATTCGGGTAACTAAAATTTTCGATTTCTTGGAACTCATTAACGTAAGCAATGCTGTGTTCAGGACCGTCTTGATGACTAGCGCTTTCTGCGTCGTATAGAAAGTAGTCAGCAATTGCGTTATACCTCAAAAGAATATTTCCGATATTTTCAACACGGCCAACCTGTGTAATGCTGAAATCTACAGAGTAAGAGTGGCCAGGAATTGTTATGCGAAGACGGTCACCAATTGCGTAATTTGCGCCTTGATTTATTATTGTAAAGTGTAAAACATTTCCTGCTGACCAGTAACGCACGTTTACTCGGAAACCCGAACCAGTGCCTGATAAACGTGTAGGAGTTATGTCTCCTTGAAACGTAGGTGTATTTGCTACAAACTGACGAGTTTGTCTTCTAATTTCAAATAGTTGCCGGCTACCAGAATTTACCCTTCTACTACCTGCAACATACCTTTCATTCCCACTATCAGCTACATTGCGCCCACGAAAAACTTTTGTCACTGTTGTGACTCTTCTACGGCTGTGCCTTTGACCTACAGTTGTTTCACGGGTGTAATAGTAATCATTACCTGTAACTGTAACATTGCCACCTTTACTAGATCTGAATGAGCCATCAAATCTAGTTTCTACAGTCACAAACTGCGTACTACCTGGGATTGTTCCCCACACATTTCTGCTCGTTCCACTTACTTGGCCAATAACTGCTCTAGGAGCTTCGCCTACGAAAAACTCAGGGTTGTTGACAAACGCATCTGTAAGACGCTGCTCTCGGCCATAGCAAACGTATCGATAGCCGTTAGTAGTAGCATTGTATTGGTCGCGTTGTGATTGCCCGTTGTAACCGGTTAGCAGGATTGCAGGACGGTTTGCTCCGAGGTGTCGTAAAACAAAGTTGCCTCCAAACGGAACCAACCGGTACTCAAATTGACCCCTTCTAGGTGTATAGATACGAATAGAGTTGTATTGCTCACGGGTTGACTGGCCTGCAATACAGAAGAATGTGGCTCGCCCAGAAGCATCGACTGTTATGTCCCTCCAAGTGTTTGAGTTAATCTCACGGGCATACAACTTGAAGAAAGAAACTCTGCGCACATATTTAGTCATGCCGCCCAGTTGAATATTGCCGTTATCTCTCTCGTACTGTTGAATCACAGATTCAGACGGTTGGCTGTTTACGTTTGCAAAACCGTTAATGCGTCTCCAAACGGTTGATTTAAGTCCGATTTCAGTAGCTTCACAATCACGGTTATTGGTTACTGCGCCGATTGCAACGCGCATGGGTATAACTGTGTCGTGAGGAAGACGCTTGAAATTAATAGCGCTCTGATTATTTAAATCGCCCGGTTTGTTGCCATGAATTGTTTCCTCATGCTTAAGGGTATACCGTTTATTCGGTCCACCAACGCGCCAGGGGTCTTCTATAGATTGAGCAGTGCATATGTAAACGCACCCGTCATAGAGGTACTGCTCGCCTATAGATAAAACTTCATCGGCATCAATCCGACGACGTTCCACGGAATGTTTAACATCTTCTACTTTGTTGTGTGTGAAGTTGCCTGTTTGTTCTTCGGCAGCACTAATTTCGTAAAAGATATTAGTACCGCTTCCTGTAATGCGATAAACACCGGCTCTAGAGGCAAATTCAGCAGCAACTTTTCTTCTTTTTTCTATTGCAGAGTCTCTTGAGTCACCTCTGAGGTTTTCTTGAACTAAAACAAGTTCGTAGTTGATCTTGTACTGACTTCTATTAGGAATTGGAGCAAATACGCCGAACTCTACCTGCGTTCCAGGGGTGCGTGTTCCGGAAAAATACTCTTTCCAGTCGTTGTCTTCATGCCACCAAACTGACATGACATCTTGTGAGTCTTGATCAAACCTTCGAAGGGTGCCTTCTGAGTAACGCTGGCCGCCGCTTTCTGAAATGCGGTTGCTGTTGCCAGCACCTTTGCTGAAGTAAAGGGCTAGTTTTCCTTTGGGAAAGTTTTTTATTAGTGTGTCGCCGATAGCGAAACCTTCAAAATCTGGTTTCGATGCAAGCTCTCCGTAGCTGTAAAGAAGGACAGCCCGCAGCTCTTGGTAATTTTTTCGGCTAATCAACTGTGACCAGAGCAGTTGAGAACTGACGCGGACACCGGTTGCTGCAAAAACAAGTGGAACGGTCGATCCAATCGTTGCTAGTTCTTGGACGCTGTTAAACGAATCTGATCGAGCGAAGCGGCTGATGCCAGTCGCGTCTTCAGTTTTAATACGTTTCTGTTCTGCAGGCTGTTTTGGTTTAGGCGCGAGCAGAGTGCCGATGTATGTCAGCGCAATGCCGATGACAAGATTAAGAATAATAGTTCCAATATCGTTATTAACTTCTGGTACTAGCTCATACTCTTTTGCACGCTTACCGTTATACGCCGTAGCTTTATCAACAAAATACCAATACTCCTCCTCAGTTATGCCAACTGCGTTGCAGAGGTCGGCTTCGTACTGCAGTAGTACGCGACGACCGGCAGGCTTCCGATGGGGGACCAGGTCACCGCCGACCCGACGAAACTCAGACATCCGCCTTCGAAATAAACAGCCATGCAATAACCTTCATCGGTTCGGCATAGCGCGACTGTGCCTATTGTAGGTTCATCGGTTTTCTGCCCCCAACGCTCCAGTTCTTCCTCAAACACTGAATAATCCTTCTTTCTTAATCGCCGGTACCAGTCACGGGAAGGTTTTGTTGATGGAACGCCGTAAAAATTAAGAACTGTACGAGCTAGTGAAAGGCAGTCAGCTGTGCCATGTTTAACCGGGTCACTGCCCAGCCGAAATTTCATACCGATTAGTTGATACGGATTCACACGTTGCTAAGCTGTCCGGATGTTGGTAAAGCGCCGACTGCAGAAGAAGTTAGTACGCGATGTGGTACGGACGTTCCAACGGCATCGATGCTGCTACTTAGCGTGATCTCGACAGTTTCAAAGTCATAGACCAGTGAGGCTGCAATCCAAAATTCAGTGGTGAGTGTGCGAGCCACCGTAAAATCCGGCAGTCTCATGCTGCAAGTAGAGACTTCAATATTCCAGCGTTCAGTTACGGCTTCATGTGCTCGCGACATTGAAATACGGTTGTTCGCCATTACTAGCTGGGCTTCCATGTTGTCGCCGGTTCGGTTTTTGGCGGCACCTTGGTAAATAAAGGACAGGTACTCGAACTGCTGCCCGTCTTTTGTGATGGTCTGGCCTGGTTGGCTGTTTTGATAACGATGCTGAACGCGGTTGTTTGCGTTGCGGACAGTTAGAAAATTTGTAAGGCCGACTGCTGTGCTCATAATCCGACTCGGGCTCGGTTGGAGCGTGAGTTCCGTAGTGTTCTAAACGTACTGGCTTCACCGCGTCTTGCACCATCACGAGCAGCCTGAGTCATACCAGCGCGGAACTGCTCTTCAGTGACAAACCGCATTTCGTTGATTTCGGTCACGTTGTAATTCACGCTGACGTTTGAAGCTGCACTGCCTCCTGATCCGCCGCCGCGATAGCGGTCCATCACCTCAGATGTGTTGCGGTGGACGTAGCCAGGTTGGTTGCCCAGACTGAGCAATTCAGGGCCGCGTTCGCCGACAAGATACGTTCCGTTAGGTCTAACTGCACCTCCGTTTTCGTAATTTAGATTGCCGGGCCATCCCGCTGAAACTGCAGCCGATTGAGGACCGGTGTTAGCAGCAGCAGAAGTAGCTCCAGCTCCTGGGAAAAGTATGCCGAGGGCTTTCAGAATCAAGGCTTTGGCGATCATTTGGGTTGCCATGTCGATGAACGCCTTGCCGATGTTGGTGAACATCGTGCTCATCGCCTCTTGGACTGTTCCAGTGCCGGTGATGACGTTGGTAATGGCGTTTGACATAGCTGACGCCATTTCTCCTTCGATCGTCTGAGCCAAGCTCACGATCATGCCTTGAGTATCACCAAGCTCTTCCTTTAGTCGATCCATGTAGTCTTTGATCTTGTTTGTTTTCTGGAAGCTGTTTACAAAATTATTTAAGCCGTTTGTATTAGTTCCTAGTTGCTTGTTTACGTCGGCTAGTGCTTTTTCAAGAGCTTCAATAACTGGGATAACTTCTGGTACGTCCTCTTTCAACTTTGTAAACTGTTCTAATTTATTTTCTAAGTTAGTTTTTGCAGTACGTAGCTCTTCGTTAAGGTTTGCGAAAGCTTGGGTTCCTTCAACAATTGCTGTCGCGTCTGCTTGACTAAAGCCTTCAGCCACGAGGCGAGCAACTTCAGCAGTACGCTCCATCGTTTTCAAACGGGTGTCAAGCGGGGTTTCTTGCTGAACCAGTGCTTGAGTTGATTTGGTAATGCTGTCGGCAAATTTTAAGGCTTGGCCCACAACTTCTTCATCAATTAGTTGACCTCTTGCTTCGCTCAGTTTTTGGATAAGGCTTCTGCTTTCTTCGATAACTGCGTCAAACGCTTCCGTAGACACGCCACCGGCAGTTCCGAGATCGAGCGGTCCGATTGTTTCAGGAGCGGCTTGTTCATTTAGTGCGAGTCTTGCTGTCTCGATACCCTTTTGAATTTGGTCGAACGTAGTTTTTTGTTGTTCGCTTATGTTTTTTGCATTTTCGAGTTTAAGACGTTCCAGGGCAAGTTCGTTTTCGAGCGTAGTTAGACGCAGTTTGGTGATTTCTTTTTCGAGGTTGAAACGCTCTGTGCTGACTTTTCGGTTGTAATCCGCTACTTTTTGGTTTAATTCAGCAGACTGCTTGTCAAAGTCAGCTTGCAGCTTGGCTACCTGTCGGCGTACGTTTGCTTTTGTCTGCTCTGCTCGTACGCTGAGTTGCTCTAACTCCAGTGCGTTGGAGCGGTCGTTAGCCGCGCGTTCGTTATTGGCTGCTGCAAGAGCCAAATTGAAATCAGCGGCAGCTTTATTTAGTGAGATTGCGAAATCGCGTCCCGGTTGGTCGAGCTTCATAGAAGCTGCAAAACTTTGGGACGCCTGCGTCAACCGGTTGCGTAGACGTGCCAGTTCAAGTTTGTCTTGCGTGTTGCGAAGCTGCGCTTCTTTGCTGAGGTTCTGCAGTCGAATGCTGCTGATTTGTTGCTCAAGACTCAGTCGTAAACTCGCAATTCGCTGTTCTTGACGGGCAACGAATTCAGTTGCTCGTTTGCGGATATCAGCCGCTTCAGTATCTGCGGTTGATGCTTGCTGAATAATGTCTAAGATCTCTAGTCGCGTCTGAACCTGCCCACGTTGGCTTTCGATCTCTTGCAGTTTCTTTTGAATTCGCTCTGTAATCTGCAGATTTTTCTGGCGTTCTCTAGTTTTTTGCTGCTCAAGCCTAATGATCTGCTCGTTAATGTCTCTAATTTCTCTGTTTGTAGCAATCTGTTCTGCAGAAGTTCCTTTGCCGATTGTTGCTACTAAATCCCGACGTCTTTTGTTAAGAGCGCCAAACTCCCCTTCTGTGCGTCCCAATCCTGCTCTCAGGGCGGCGGAACGTTCTAGGCTGCGAGCAAGATCTTCTGTCGGGCCTGCCGCAAGTTTTGCAATGCCGGCTTGAAGTTCAGTGAATATGCGTGCAAATGAGTTGCCGATGCTTCTCGTAGCTTCTCCAAACTGCTGTAAAGCTGCAACGCCTTCTTGACCTACGACAGCAGCAAGTTCTTCAGTGGCTGCTTTGAGAGCAGCTTGCTTACCGGCGTTCTTTTCAATAGCTTTGATATAAAGCTCAGTCTCTGTTCCAGCAAAACCTGCTGCTTCGGCAATTGCATCGATGTCGCCTGTTACAGGGTTTAATGCCTGACCTAATTCAGAAGTGCTTTGAATAATTTGATTAACGGTTGCGCCAATCTGCGTACCAACCAAAGACAGGCCGAAACCGAATTGCCCGCCAAGTTGGCCACCAGCAAAGCCGCCTATTGCACCACCAGCAGCAGCTAGTGGGCCTTGGCCAAACAGCAGCGGAAAAGCACCGCCAATAATCGCATTACTGATACCAGCTCGCGTGCGCTGTTGAGCTTCTCGACCTCGTTTTACACGAAGAAGCCTGTTTAAACGTGTTTGGTGGGCGACTTCGTCTCTTACATTTTGCGCTGACTGGCTTGTGTCTTTAGCAATTTGTCGAGTTGCTGTACCTGTCAGCTGTTTGGTGCGAAGCCCTGTTATACCAAGATCAAGAAGACGCGCTTCTTCTTGTGCTCGTTTTTCTGCAAAACGGACTCCGCGTGACCGTTGACCGTTTAAAGCCTGCTCAATGCGTAATTCGCTTTCTTTTGCTTTTACAGAATTATCAAGAAGTTTAAGACCACGTTCTTGGAACGCAGGTAAAGCTAGTTGAGTAGGGGCTTGCTGGGCTCGAAATTTTGCAGCATTAGTTGTTCGCTGTAAAAGCGAAAGATAATCTGCTTGAAGATCAAGTTTGTGGTTATGGGCTCTTACAGACTCCTCTTCGAGTTTCCCTAAGTGTTCTTTTACAGTTTGTATGTCTTTGTTGGCTTGAAGTTGACGAGCTAACCGTTCGGCAACAGGAGACGACGGGAACTCAGGATCACCCTGCCTACCTGAACCAGTTGGGACTTGCGGGCCATACCTTTGCGCAGAAAAACCTGTAGATGCCGCACGAATAACACGGTTAGCCGCTGTTTGTTTTGCAATTTGTTGGTCAATTAGTTGATTTTGCCTTGCCCTTGCTTCGTTTGACTCACCTAGTGCTTGAACGTACGCTTTTACAGCATCTCTTTCTTCTTTTTGACCAATCTCTACATTTTTTAGGTTTTCTGCTGCGACATCTAAAGCGTTACTGTAATTTTTAACACTTTGAATTAGCCTTGGGTCTACAGGGTCAAATATGCTTGCATCATTAATATCAGTTATTTTTTCCGCAAGTTTATTAATGCGTGTTTGTAGTTGTTCAAGTTTCCTTGCGCCCTTTACGCCGATCTCAATCTCAGCTCTGTAAGCCACAACCGGATCGACGTACTCGTTTACCTACTTTAGCGGCGGCGTTTGGCCTTCTCCATTGCCTTTTCTTGATCCTCGTTTATCACATTAAAATAAGCGCTCCAGCCGAGTAACTCTTCGGGAGTCATCGTGGATCGGACTTCGGACAGACTCATGCCTAGTTCTTTGGCAACGCCGAACTGAAGCATGAGCCAGTTGTCCTTCCTTAGCTGGGCGCTCAGGATTTTGGGTCCATGTCGACGTCGGAGTCTTCAGTCAAAACACCCAGCATCAGCTGCTGCAGGTCTTTGTCTTTGACTTCGTGCTTCAACACGTCGATTTCACCAGGGGAAAACATCTTGTTGCCGTTTTCGTCTTGTGCTTTTGCAATCAGCAGTTGCAGAGCAAAGGCGTTGGCGTCTTCTGATTTGGCGTTGCGTTGGGCACGCTCACGCTCAGCCATGGTCAGAGGAGTGACGTACATCTCGAAGGTCGAACCATCGCTGAG